GCTGTAGTAAATGCTAGTGAAAGTGACTTTAATAAGTTAACTACAGCTATTGCAGAAAGTGAAGGAGAAGCTAAGAGAATTGCTGATATGAAGTTAGATACCTTATCAGGACAATTTGAAATTTTAAAAAGTGCTATTGATGATGTAAGGATAAGTGTAGGTCAAAGACTAGGACCTATGACAAGAGGATTTGTAGAAGATTTAATTAAGAAAATGCCACAAATCGGTGATGCTATAGTTGGAGTAGTAGAAAAGTTTGTTAATAATTTCGATAAAATAAAAGCAGGATTTCAAGTATTATTGCCTGCAATTGGTTCCGTTATAGCCTCTGTTATGGTACTTAAAGCCACATTTGCTTTTGGAGGAGCCATTAAAAGTTTAAGTTTACTTGCAAGTACTTTTGGTACGGCTAAATTAGTTGCCTTCGGATTAACAGTTGGAATAGGGGCTATTGTTATAGCTTTTGCAGGAATGACTGTTGCTATTTCTAATAATAAAACTGCTATGATGGACTTACAAACACGTTTTGGTTCGTTTGGTGAGTATGTTACTACAATAATGGAGACTGTTGGTGGAGTCATAAAGCTTACGTTAGGTAACTTGCTTATAATGTTAGGTGGAATTGGAAAAGGAATAGGAATACTTTTATCTGATAAGAGCTGGGATGAAAAAGCTTCATCACTTAAAAATCTATTTGGCAAAACAACAGCAGAAATTAAAACAAATACAAAAGAAGCTTTATCAGATATAAATGGAGAAACTTCTAATGCAACAGCTCTATTAAAAAAGTCTACTTCAAAAGAGTTACAAGGTGTTACTAAAGCTTTCTCAACAGCATTTGACCAATCTAAAAATGTAACAGAGAAGAAATCTAGCGATATAGCTAGAGCATTAACAAATGGATTAAAGGGTTTAGATGACCAATCTCTTACTATGATGAGAGGTTTGAATGACAATATGGCGATAATTTTATCTGGTGTGACAGCAGATATGAAACCTAGTGACAAAGTTAATAAAATCACCAAAAATCTTGATGATGCTTTCAAAGCAGGTAAATTAAGTGCACAAGAATACAGAAGTAGCATACAAGAGACTTTAAATTTTATAAGCAAGTATAGTGCAGATTCTTCAAATAATTTGAAACAAGGTATGAGTGATGCTTTCAATGCCTTCAAGGAAGGGACAAATATAGGCGGATTAAAAGACGGAGCAACAGGAATGTTGAACTCTTTAAAAGCAACTGGTCCACAAGCTTTAGAAACCTTAAAAGGTTTAGGAGGAAAAGCAAGTGAGATTTTCAAAGGAGTGGATTTTAATTCTTCTATAGATGCACAGAAAACTAAAGTATTACAGAATTTAAATAGTTTAGGATTAGAAGGAACACAGGCTATAGATACTTTAAGAACTATTTTCTCACAAGCATCATCTGCTTTGGATACTACAAATTTAAAGCAAGGTTTAAGCAATACATTTAACTCTTTTAAAGAAGGATTTAATAGTGGAGGAATAAAAAACGCTATAAATAGTATGCTTGGAACTATTAACCAAGCAGGTCCACAAATGCAACAAGCATTAGGCAAAATGGATGGAAAGATGGGGCAAGTATTTGCTAATGTAGACTTTAGTACTCCAATAGAAACACAAGCTAGTAAAGTTCTTGAAAATTTGAATAATCTAGGAATAGAAGGACCAAAAGCTTTAGAAACTGTAAGAAGTATATTTGCTCAAGCTTCAAGTCAAATACAAGGTTCAGCTTCTCAAACGGCACAACAAGCGAATCAAGAAGTGGCTAATGCTTTAACTCAAGGTAACCCAACTGTACAACAAGCAGGGCAACAATTAGGTACAGATTTGACCAATGGCGTAGTAAATGGAGTACAGGCAGGAGTGCCAGTTGTACAGCAAAAAAGTAATGAACTTGCTACAGCAACACAAAACGGAGTAACAAATGCTGTAAATAGTGCAACTCCTCAAATAGATAATTCAAATCTTACAAGTGGTATAGATACAGCATTCAATCAAGCTACTGCAACAGTTCAGCAAGGGGCGAGTAGTATGTATAATGGTGCTAAACAAAGTTTTACACAACTAGCACAAATAGGTAGAGAAGCAGGTTCAAGTCTTTATAATGGTGCTACAACTTCTTTTAATATGTTAGCAACAAATGTTAGAGTTGCATGTAGTAGCATGTACAATGGAGCTAGAACATCTTTTACGAGTTTAAGCAGTTCAGCTATAAGTGCCATTTCTGCTATGTGTAGTTCTGTAGTAAGCCAAGTTAGTGCCATGTCGAGTCAAATTATCAGCTATTGGAATAGTGTAAGAGCAACAGTTTCAGCACCAATTACAGCATCTTTTAATGTTAAGACTACTCAAACAACAGTTAAAAGAACCGTAAATGAAAGTAGTGGTGGAATACTGGGTAATATACTAGACCGTTTTGCTGATGGTGGAGTAGCAACAAGAACTTCTATCTGCGGAGAGAATGGAGCTGAAATGGTTATCCCTCTTACAAACACTAGAAGAAGTAGAGCAATAGAATTATATGAACAAACAGGTAAAATGTTAGGATTAGGTTCAACTCCTTCTCAAAAAGTAGGTAATTCTAATATTGTAAATAATGTTAGACAATTTCCTCTTGCAAATGTTTTAGATACAGATAATAAAGAATATAAAGAAGCTACACCAAACAGTGTTAATTCTTCTAATAATACTATAAATTTAGGCGGAATATCTATAAATGTTCAAAATAGTGATAACAAAGAAGAAATGATACAAGAACTATTATCTCAAGTAGAAAGTGGAATAAGAGAAGCATTACAAGATATTGGATAATGTCGAATTGTTGCTAAAAAAATCTTCCTCATAAATGATATAATATTGTTAAAATATGCAAATTTATGAGGGGGAAATTTTATGTGGCAGAAATTTAAAAGTATGAATGGAATTTTAAAAATTATTATTGGAATTATAGCTATAATTCTTTTACCAATAACATTGGTTTTGTTATCTATTGAGTTTTTAGTTAAAGCTATTGGAAGTAAGAAAAAAGCTAAAATTGCATTAGGTTGCATATTAGTTTTTTTGACAACACTTTGTACTAGAAATGTTTATAATGTACTAAGTATAGAGAAAGAAGAGCATATTCCTGTGAAGCAAGTTTCTTATAATGATAAAGATAAGGGAAAATCCGAGAATAATATTCAAGAACAACAACAAAAGAAAGAAGAATCAAAAAAATTGGAAGAACAAAAAAAGAATGAAGAAAAAGAGCAAAACAATGAACCAACAAAGTTTTTTACTGATGTATATTTAAAAAATAAAAATTGTGTTAATATGACATCTTATGAAGGTATAAAGTCAAACCTAGATATATTCGGTTATAAATATGAAGTTATAGAGCCGAATGAAACTACATTAAGACAGATTAATGTATATGATAACCAAAGTAATGATACCATTCAATTTCAATTTTATGAAAATGATACTGGAGAAGAAGTTGTAACAGTTATGCAATACAATAAAAAAGATGAACCCGACAAATCTGTTGCAATAAGTGATGGTTTCCATACACAACCACCAAAATTTCAGAATCATATTAATAATACAAATAAGGAAGTTAATAGCATAGAAGAACAAATAAATTTTATGTTTAATTAATATTTGTATAATACTTTAAAGCTCTTACAGTTTGTAGGAGCTTTTTATTGTAAAAAAGAGGTGATAACTTGGTAATAGATATTTATCTAAAAAATGAAAAAGAAAAAATAGATTTTCATTTTCCAGTAAATCCACAAGATTCTTTATCTATAAAAAAAGAAAAAAGGTTTGAAACTGTAGATATAGTAAACTTAGGTGAATTTGATATAAAAAAAGAAGGGGAGAAGATAAGAGAAATATCATTTAAAACATTTCTGCCTAACTTATATGACGCTTCTTATTGCAGATACAGCGAGTTAAAAAATCCAATCGAAGTAGTGGCAACGCTTGAAAAATGGGTAGACCAAGCCGAACCTTTAAGACTTATTATAACTGGTTTTGGCTACAATGGATTAGTCACAATATCTAGTTTTAGCAATACTCAAACAGCAGGAAGAGAAGAAGATAGAGACATTGAGATAACATTTAGAACTTACAGAGAACTGAAGATAGAGACATTAAAAAAAGATACAAAAAGTAATACTAAAACAGATTTAAAAGATAATAGACCTAATACCCAAACTAAATCTAAAATATATACTGTTAAAGCAAGTGATACATTATATAAGATAGCTAAAAATCTTTTAGGTAAGGGTTCAAGGTGGCCAGAGATTTATAATATACCCGAAAACAAAAAAGTCATTGGTAAAAATCCTAATATAATTAAAAAAGGTCAAAAGTTGGTGATACCTAGTAAATGAAAATAATATTAAACGGGAAATATGATATTGCAAATTTCAATGAAGGAATAACTCTTTCAGAAGCTATAGACGGAGTTGCATATAAGATGGATGTATCATTAGTAGAACCTAAACAACTTAAAGATATAAATATTAAAAAAGGTGATAAAATAATTCTAATTGATATAGCATATGAGAGTAAAAAAGAAGAGACAATATTTGATGGAGTTGTATGGGAAACTAGAAGGAGTGAAAAGAGTAAGAAACTAACATTGTCTTGCAGAGAAAGAACAGTTTACATGGAAGAATCAGAGGAACAATATCAGTTTAAAGAAAATACAGCAACACAGAGAATTGAATATTACTGTAAGCAATGGAATATACCCTATTACAACTTAGCTAATACAGGGAAGAAACTTGCTAAAGTAATACATAAGACAAATATACTAGATATGATAAAAAAGGACTTAAAAGAAACAGCAACAAAAGGTGGAGACTTATTTAGAGTAAGGATGGATAATAAATTAAAATTATTCAAGCTTGGTACTAATGCAAATGTATATAAATTAGATAGTATATTAGAAGATGCTAACTTTACAAGTAGTTTTAATGATGCAGTAACAAGTGTAAAAGTTTTAGGTAAGAGTAAAGACGAAAATACAAAAGCGCCTATAATTGGGACATATAAAAAAGATGCTGATAAGTTTGGAACACTACAAAAGATTAAACAAGATGAAAAGATAAAAAATGCTAAAGAAGCTAAGAAAGCAGCAGAAGCAATGTTCAATAGTGGAGAGGAAACAATAAGTGTAGATTGTGCAGTAGATATAAATAGAATAAGAGCAGGTGACAAAGTAAGTTTAAAAAGTAAAGAATATTATGTTATAGATGTCACTCATACACTAGATTCTAGACCGAAAATGAAGCTGAATATAGGGTCTTTAGAATATATAAGGAGGAAATTTTATAATAATGACTGATGCTAGATTTAATGGAATTGCTAGAATATTGAAAGAAAATATGAATAAAAGTGTAGCAAATGGCACTTTTGGAATGGGTTGTGAACTTGCAGAAATAACAGCAAATGGATTAAAAGTAAATGGCTATAAAGATGAAATACAGGACTATCTAGTATTAGAGAATTTAACATTAAAAGAAGATTATTTTACTTTTTCAGATGAAGCTTTAAGTGGAGAATATAGACATAAGCATAAAATAGAAACTCCAAAGGAATTGAAGCCACTACGTATAGGCGATAATGTGCTAGTAGCTGTTATGGGAGCTGAATTTGTAGTAATTGGGAGGGTTGTAAATGCCAAACCTATTTCCTCAAAGTGAAACTTTTGAAACTGTAGAATTAAAAAATAATGATGAAAATGAATTGGACCTAAAGGGTTCTTTTTTATTTGATTTTGAAAAAGGTGAATTTGTTAAAAACGCAGATGGAACACTAAAAAAATGTGATAAGGTGCAGGCGTACAAACAATGGTGTCAAAAGGCTATATTAACACCTAGATACAAAAAAGCAGCTTATACAAACATTTATGGAAGTGAAATAAAAGACTTAATAGCTAGTAACTTATCTCAAAGTGCAAAAGAGCTTGAAATAACTAGATTAATAAAAGAAACTATTTTGGTTCATCCTTACACAAAAGAAGTAGGAGAGTTTAGCTTTAATTGGTTGGAGAATAGCAGGTTAGTAGAGTATGAATTTGATGTACTAACAATAGATGATGAAAATATAGTAATTGATGGCAATATAAAAAGGTAGGTGATTATATGGAAAGAGAGCTACCTATACCAGTATTTTTAACAGAAGATGAGGACTCTGTACATGAAAGGATGTTAAGCAACTTTCAAGATGTTTCTACATTAGAAGGTGACTTCATCTATGATGCAACAAGACCTACAGCAGAGCAGATAGCTGAATTAAAACAACTAGGATTACAAAATAATTTAAAGATAGCATTTCCTCAGACTTCTTATGGAACTTATTTAGAGTGGCTTGGTGAATGTAAAGGAGTATTTAAAAATCAACCAACTAAGGCTACTGGAGTTATTACATTTACAGGTGTACAAGGAACTATCATTACAAAAGGAACTATAGTAACTACTATTGCAACTGATGAAAAACAGAGCATAGAATTTGAGCTTCTTGAAACCAAAACTATAGGAGAAAATGAAACAGTAGATATTAAAGCAGAAAGTAGGATTGTAGGAACTATAGGGAATGTGTCTAAAGGTAGTATATCCGTTTTACTAGGTTCTATTAATGGTGTTAAATCAGTTACTAATAAAGATTTCAAAGGTGGAACAGATATAGAAGATGAAGAACATTTTAGAGAAAGAGTCCTTGTAGCAGAGCAAGAAGACAAACTTAGTGGAGCTAGTTCAGATTATATAAGATGGGCTAAAGAAGTAGATGGAGTTGGATATGCTTATGTAGTTCCCGAATGGAATGGAGCGGGGACAGTAAAAGTATTAATACTAGATAAAAATAGAAAAGCAGCAACACAAGAGTTAATAGACAAGGTTCAAGAATATATATATCCATTAAATATATCAGAAGGAGAAAATAGAGATGGGAAAGCTCCTATCGGTGCATTAGTTACAGTTGTAACACCTGACACATTACTTATTAATGTAAAAGCTAGTTTTATATTTAGTAACAGTTTTAATGAAGAAACAGTATTAAACAATCTAAAAACTAAGATAGATAAATATTTAGATAAGATTGATTTAGGGGGAACAGTTTCATACAATGCTATACAAGCGATAGTAGGTTCTATGATGTTGACAGATGAAGGTATACAAGACTTTTCTAATCTTACTATAAATGATGCAAAAGAAAATATAAAATTGCAAGACCAAGTGGTCGGAATAGGGGAAATAGTTAACGAGGTGGTTGGATGATAACTTCTAAAAAAGGTAAAGAAATGCTTCTAACATTATCTCCTATCTATGAACAATCTTTAGTTATGAACTCTATATATGAAGCTATAGGAAGCGAATTTGATAATCTAGAATTATTAAATAAAGAAATAGAGTTACAATTATTTCCTCAAACTGCTACATGGGGACTTGAATTTTGGGAAAATAGGGTAGGTTTATCTACTAATATAGATGAAGATATAGAAGCTAGAAGAAGAAAAGTCATTGCTAAGCTTCAAATGAAATATATTGTTAATCCTAACAGACTAGCAACTATAATAAAAAGCTATACTGGTACAGATGTATATATAAAAGAAAATATAGCTCCATACACTTTTAAAGTAACTGCTAATGTTGATGATGTTATTAATTATGAAGATTTCAAATATATAACAAATAAAACGAAACCCTCTCATCTTCATTGGATGCCTTCTTTTGCACTCAAATTTACAGATATAGAAAAATTTGAGGTAAAGATGATTAATCGAATATTTATAGATTTTAGAGGGAATATAAGTAATTTCTTAGATGGCATGTGGTTATTAAATGGTAGTAAAAACTTAAGTGCTTATATACTTTATAATGAGCCAATAAGCTTAAACATGAAAAATAAGTTATTTGTAAAAGAAAGTGAAGTATTTACAAATCTTAAAGTAATCATTAAAAAGAATTTATATTATTTAAATGGGCTAGAAATGTTAAATGGAAATAAACTGCTCAATGCAGAATTAAGAGAGGAAGTGTTATAAGTATGGCAAATGCAGTAACAACAGACATTGCAAGACAAAAAATGTGTAAAGCTCGAGCGGGTGATATAACATTACCTACTATAGTTAGCATGGCATTTGGAGATGGAGGAATTGGGAATGATGGAACTATAATAGCTCCACTTTCAAGTGATATAGCGTTAAAAAATGAGGTGTTTAGAAAAGATATAGAAAATTATGTATATCCAATCCCAACTACTTGCAGATATTCAACCACTCTATTAAAAAATGAAGCAGAAGGAAAAAACATAAATGAAATAGGTTTAATAGATTCTGATGGCGATTTAATTGCAATTAAATCTTTTGGAAATAAGTATAAAGACAGTGATATGGAAATGGTTTTTCAGATAGATGACGAGTTCTAGGAGGTGAATAAATGCCTAATGAATTAGATTTTAATAATGAGATTGAAGAATATTTAATAACTACACCAGCTCATGCAAATGAGTTTAATAATCGACAACAAAAATTGTTAGACAATGATAAATATTTAAATAATAAAATTGATACAACTAAAACAGAGTTAAATACTAGAATT